CTTCATAGTGTCGATGACAGTCAATTCCATTTCCTTCAGGGGACACCACAAACTTGTAATGGGGAAGGGCACAAAAATACTGGGTTGCATCAATATACATGTTCCCAATCCCGTTTCGTTCTAGCGTTTGGGCGATCATCTTACGGTTAAGACTACCCTGATGCCAACGTCGAACATTATCAGTCGTTGTATCAATTGCGCAGAATACGGTATGTGTATGTGATCCCAGTTGAATATCCTCAAGATTTCCAGAATAATTATTCAGTTTGTATCCCATACCAATTGGAAAGGAAACCCAACTGTCACTACCATCCTGGACAGAGCAATTATACAAGATATCCCTCTTGGGTTTCAGGGTATTTTGCCACTCGCGCAGTGTCACCATTACGGTTAAAAGTCATTTCACTTTAAATAGAAACTGCCTTTTGTTATCCCTTAGGCACTTGGCATCGTATGGAATATAAATGATTGAAACATTCATAAACACTGTTCCATTAGAGAGCAACAAGGAGTATATCATTTTTGATGTTGGCTCTCGTGATTGCGAACAGAGTATCGAGTTTTACAGGGCGTTTCCCAATGCCAAAATCTATGCATTCGAATGCAATCCAAATACACTCCCTATCTGCAGGAAGAATATTGAGAACTACCGCGACCGAATTACGTTAATCGAGGGAGCGGTTGCTGATTATGATGGAGAGATTACATTTTATCCGATCGATCAACAGCAAACTATTACGTCTTGGAATGACGGTAATCCTGGCGCCTCATCTCTCTTCAAAAGCAATGGGGCGTATAAGGCTGAGCAGTATGTTCAGAACGAAATTAGGACAAACTGCCATCGTTTGGACAGCGCAATGAAGCGGTGCGATATACCGCGGGTTGATATCATATGGATGGATCTGCAAGGCGCAGAACTAATGGCGCTGAAAGGTCTGGGGGACTTTCTGAAAACAGTTCAGTATATCCACACAGAAGCCTGTCATATTCCAATCTATTCTGGTCAGGCGGTATTTAATGATATTCATCATTTCTTAACTGCGAATAATATGAAGACGAAGAACACTCTTTCCCTTTCAGGGTGGTTCGAAGATGTTATTTACGAAAACAAAAATATGTAACTGTAATGGATATCGTGATTTGCGTAGGTCCCAATGATACAGATATTATACAACGACAATTAGAATTTACCAAGCGAAATGTTGTTGGATATCGGAATATCTACTTGGTGACTCCTAATACAACCTTAGAAATACCAGGTTGTATCACGATCGACGAATCTATCTACCCTTTTTCTAAACATACAGTATCAAACTATCATGGAAAAAATGATCGCAATGGATGGTATCTCCAGCAACTTCTAAAACTGTATGCTGGCTTGGTGATTCCAAACATTACTGAACGGTATTTGGTGATTGATGCAGATACCTTCTTTTTAAAACCAACAATGTTTGTGGAGGACGGAAAGTCCCTTTATAACGTGGGGTATGAGTATCATGTGCCCTATTTTACCCATATGGCAAACTTGCACCCAGACCTGTCAAAGAGGATTGAACAGTCTGGGATATGTCACCATATGGTCTTTGAAACGGCATATGTAAAGGATCTGTTCTACCTTGTAGAAAGCCGTCACAATGAGGCTTTTTATAAGGTTTTTTTACGATGCGTAACAGACCACAACGGTTCAGGTGCATCGGAGTATGAAATGTATCTCAATTTTATGATAAAGTTTCATCCCAATGTAATCAAGATCCGCGCGTTGTCGTTCAAGAACTCAAACACGCTGGATATCAAATCGAACTACGACTATATTTCATGGCATTGGTATATGCGCTAGTTGCGCACAAACAGCGTCTGCCGTCCTTCGGTCAGACACTCAAACCCTTCCTCTAGAAGCTTGGGGATGAGAAGCCTTCCCTTGCCCTTATTTCCCACATCCGTATCATCAATTAGAATCAGACACCGCTGGGCTAGCTTCTCCCTGCAGATCAAATACGCCTTCAGATGCTCCTCTGCATACGGCGTCCCTTCGTTCACGTCCCATGCATCTAGAAACAGGAGATCGATTGGTTTCGGGAACCCAGACAGGTAGGTGTTTGCATCTTGGGTGTATATGTTCACACCTGTCAGACGAGTATCGTTGTTGATAATATTTTTACACTGGGGATCAATGTCTACAGTGTAAATCTCGGCTTGGGTGTAATGTTTCCAAAAGTAGGTTGAGTGTCCATCGTTGCAGCACACTGGGTTGAAATCAGTGATCAAGTGATGCATGGCCTGACGAATCGAACCAACCTCTACAATCACCTTGGCATCCGTGAACTCCTTGAATATACGGATCGTATACAGAAGATACTGCAGGGGCTTTCCTCGGATATGAGTCTGTTCATCATGGGTTAGTGCCGTACTCTCAAAAATAACATCCTTCTTCTGGGTGAATTCTGGATACTTTGACATGGTATGTATACTGTATCGTTTGATCTTTAAATGCAATCACTCAATGCATTCTGTATCTACAGACTGTATTGAGCCCCATTGCTGGGACCGCTATTTATTTATTTTTAGTTAGGATCACCACACACAACAAAACACCAGAACCATACGGTTGAGCGTTTAGTTGGAGTAGGCCAGGCCGCCCATGCCCGACATGACGCGGAGCACGTTGTAGTTGACGGCGTAGATGCGCACCTTGGCCGTGCGCTGCTGCTGGACCGTGTTGACGGACAGCGTGAGGTTGAGCGTGGCCTTGTCAATGCGCGAGAAGTTGCACGTGCCGCTGGGCTGGTGCTCCTCGGGCTTGAGCGCGAAGGAGTACACGTTGATTCCCACCGACGGCGTGCGGGTGTGGTGCTGCCACGGCTGCACCTTGTCGAAGTAGCGGCCCTCGCGCTCGTCGAAGCGGTCCTGGCCGTTGAGCTGCACCTTGGCAACCTCCACGGGGTTCTTGCCCTCGCACTTGACGTTGGAGGCGAGGATGACCTTGGCGAGCAGGTAGTTCGTGGTTCCCTCAAAGAAGTTGTCGTCACCCGCCGAGCCATCCGTCTGGTAGATGCCCGAGCCCGTAGACAGACCCGCACCGACCGCGACACCGAGGCCGCCGATCTGGGACTGGTTGTAGGCGAAGCCAGGGACGCCCGCACCCGAGCCCGCCGAGGCCGAGAACGTGGGGACAGGCGCACCCGTCAGGCCAGCAGCACCAACGTTAGTCGCCAGGGCGCCACGGCCCAGGACCGCTGTCACGATGCCCTCCGTCGACCAGTCGTCGGAGTAGTTGAACGGCTGCTGGCCCAGCGCCTCCAGAATCCACGGCGTCGGGGGGGCGTTGCAGTCGACGAATGAGTCACGCTGGACAACCCACACCAGCTCCTTGACGGGGTGGTTGAAGTTCATCTGGATCTTGTTCGAGGAGGCCGTGACCGTCTCGTCGCCCGTGAACTGGAGCTGGTCAATCAGGTACTCGTGCGACTGCTGGGCGAAGCGGCGGCGCTCCTCCGTGTCGAGGTAGACGTAGTCGATGTAGAGCGACGCGGCCACCAGCTGGAGCTGGGAGACGGCCGTGACACCGTTGCCGAGGTAGATCGTCGACGGGTAAGTCGGCAGCACCGAGAGGTCGCCAATCGCCACGTCGGCATAGCAGCAGTTGTAGTTCTGCTCGAACTCGACGTTGATGCGCACCTCGTGGTACTGGAGAGCGATGAGCGGAATCGCCAGGCCAGGGTTGCGGCAGTACCAGAACTGTAGCGGGATGTACAGCGTCTTGAGGGGCGTGCCCGCGCGGGAGAGGCACGAGTTCGTGGCCTCCGAGGCGGCGCACGTGGCATCCAGCGCAACACCCGCCGTGTCCTTCAGCAGTACAAGGTCAGCGGAGTTGCCAACCATGTCGTCGAATGACACCTGGGTGCCGACGGGCTGCGTCAGCTGGGTCCAGATCTGCATCCAGTCACCATACTGGCGGTCAATGCGGGATCCGCCGATCTCGATCTCGACCTGCTTGATCAGGCGGTGGCCGACGTAGTTGAGCCAGCGGAAACGGGTGCCCTGCGAGCCAGCCGTGTTCAAGTTGATCTGGGGGAGCGTCACCTGGATGTAGGTGCGGTACATCAGGTCAGCGTTACGGGAGATGACGGCTGTGACGCGGCGTCCGAAGTCAGCCTGGCCGTTGAACGTCACCTCAATCGCCTCCATGGCGAAGTTCGTGTGGCGCTTGTAGAGCACCTTCCAGAACGTAATCTGGGGGTTGCCCGAGATGTAAATATCCTGGGCACCGTACGAGACGAGCTGCATTAGACCACCTCCCATTTGTGTTTATGTTCCATATCAACATTATTTTTTTCTCCTGGACCCACGCGGCGGTCTAGAAAAGAACGACCTCGTTGAGGTCTTAGATATTTTTTTCTTTGACTATGAGATATGGACCCGCTTCTCTTTCCGACGAGCAATATTCTCATCAACACTGTTCTGCGTTCAATTGTCCTCATCGTCATCATGATGTATGGGTTTGGGACAAACTTATACGTCGCTTACTGGGGTGCCGTTGTTCACGACACCATTTCGCTGCTCTTGGTATACTCTTACCCGCTCTCGGCCTTTGCTTATAAGTTCTAAACACTCATCCCGCATATGCACAATCTCATACCGCGGATCCCCACCTGTATTACAGCACCTATACTCTGGTGACAGGGGGAGATGAGGATATACACCATTTAACCAATCGTCACAATACCAGTTCTTGATCTCAGGAGGAAAAAACTTTCCATCAAATATTTCAAGATGAGTTCGATGCACCATTGCCTGAGTAAGAATTGATGTATTTCCATCATTCTGTGGACCTGTCAATCCAATGTTTCCATTCGCCTGTAGACGCCGAATAGAAGCATCCACCCACCCTGCTTTCAGGAACTTGATATCGTCTCCGCATTGATATAGGTAGTCAGAGCCGTCATTGTAGGCTTTGAGAGCAAGAGTGTTCCATATGAGTGTCACATGCCCTTTTGGGACATCAACAGGAATCCACTGTATATCCGAATGAACCCTCTGAAAAAACGATTGAACATCTTGGCGACTATAAAATGGGTCATCAGAGTCATACCCCACGTAAAACGTGTAAGAATACCCCTGAGATGCAGTATCTACAAAGGTTGCTAACATCGATAGAAAGTATGAGTGTCTTGGATAGGACCAATCTCGTCCATGTGATGTTGTTGGGAGAATAATCCCCACTTTCATTATAATGAGCCTTATTTCTAACATAGGGGCATACACGTATACGGATAAAATATCTGCCCTTGTAGTTGCTCCATCTCCCTATAATAATACAGGCAATTACTATAACATTGTCTATATCGGCACATCAAATGGCAATATATACTTGTATAACGAAAACACTGATGTGACATCGATGACATCAATTGTCCCAACAGGATACACTGGAACATTATCTGGCGAAATTACGGGATTAGCAGTAGATCCAACGGGAAAATACCTGTTTGTTAATGCACCCTATGACAGACATTGTCTAAGACTATCTCTCACAGCAATTGCCTCTGGTGCTGGCATGAGAACAATAACCGTGCCAATTGATAGTGATATTTATCAGTTTGGAGACAATACTGGAAATATTGCGATTGATTCACAGGGAGTTGTGTATATTGTAACAGGCGGCGGATCATCCATTTCTACCATGGAACGATACGGTAATTCATTTGTAAATCTGTTTTTTCTGAACCAATATCCTATTCTGAATTTTAAGGGAATCGCACTCTCCGCAAATGAACAGCGAATTTATGCTCTAGATCTGCGATTCGGAAGTATATATTACTATGACTTCTTATCGAATCAACCAACATTCAATCTTTTTGCAGCTGTAGGCAGTTACTCGGGGTTACGTGATATCGCTGTTTCTGGAAATAATGTATTCTATTCTGAAACCAACTCAATTTATGCTGAGAACAGTTATTTTGAAACAGTGACTCGAGTAGTTGGAAATGGGTTGTCGGGGTATATTCCCACAACAGACGCACAGAAATTTACATTAAGTGGGGCAAATACCGTAGCCACTGATTCAGTGGGTAATATTTATCTAAGTGCTTCAAATGTTCTTGCTAACAGCAGCTTCTACAAGGTCACATTTTCACTACCAATTCGTAATGGCTATCAGGCACCTCCTTCGCGTCAACAAATCCCTATTCTTCAGCCATTTCCTACTACCTCCTGTAAACGTATTGTCGAGCCGTTTAATCCACGGCTACGATTTGGCTGGGGTCTTACCAATACAAAGAAGCCACCAATTTTAGATGTAGCAAAGAGTCCGCTGTGCTGTCCTCCTCCAATTGTAAACTGTCCAGTAACACCTTTCTACTGTCTTCCAACTCCTCCGCCCGTCTTTCCTCCTCAACCTGTAGCTCCAGTCTTTCCAATTACAGTGCCAACACGACAGTTTGGAGATTGTGCACTATCAACAGGATTTCGTAATTTTATAGGTGTAGACGCAAATGTCCTTACAACTACATCGTTAACCTTTGTAGCTCAGAATTCTACAGTTGAACCTGCTATTGGTCCACTTGGAGAAGTCTATTATATGGGTGAAGACGGCGCCCTTTTTAAGATGTATAATGGTCAGTCAACGCGGATATTTTCAACGAATGCATCCAATAAACTTGCAGGTCCAGTCGTATCCACCACTGGTGCCGTAGTTGTTACAACCGATCTAGGCAATCTATACCGACTTAATTCTAACGGTTCTGTATATCAGTTTTTTCCTATCCGTTTAGGTCAGCAAATAGGAGGAACTCCAGCATGTATAACAAATGGTGCTTTTGACTATATTGTTGCATGCTACGGAAACACAATCGGTGCATACAAATCATCTGATGGAGGTTCAGTATGGTCGGCAAAAACTCAGGGGGCTGGTGAACTCTTTCGGACATCTGTGACAACAGATGGAGTCAACGTGTTTGCAGGAACAATAAATAGTCGAGTCTATTGCTACGTTGCCGAAACAGGAAAGTTGAATTGGGTATACACAATTCCTGGCGCAACTCTTCCGCCTTTCACACCATACACGAGTGCATTCAATATAGGAATTACCGTTCCAAACGACAGCAATATATTTATATTGAGTAATACCACAGTTCGTGTGCAGGCGTATGATATTAAGGTAACACTTTCTGGACTCAAGATTGCCTCTCCTCCAATCATTTCTACAGATCCGCAGGGAGGATTGTGGGCGCACGTGATTAATGTATCAGGATATCTCTATGGATTTGGAGGAATTGTTGCAAGTGCGTCTGGGTATGGATACAGTTATTTGTGGTCGAATGCTCCAGGTGCATATGCACCACCATCTTATCAAACTCCTGTTCTTGACTCGGTAGGAAACATATACATATCTACATTATCGGGGACTGTCAACCAGTACAAAGCATACTATACTGCAGGCTCAACACAACCATCCTACAACTTAACAGGACGTCTTGTCCTCAACGGAAAAACTCAGGCTGCATTTGCAGATATGCCAATCCAGGTTTCTGCTACACCCCTGATCACAACCCAAAATACAATGTATGTGTTCTCTCGGTATAGAGGAAAAAATAGTAATTATTTGTATACGATTTCAGGATAGATTTAGGACTATGATAGCATCATGCGAGGCGAGATGTGCATCGCTTCCAGTTCTTGGAGCCACAACTTCACAGCATACGGAATTGTCTTATCTTCCAGCCCTGCCTTGGACCCACACGACCGACACTCATAGAGACGATCCTTCTCATTGATTGTTGAGAGAGAACCACAACTTGAACACACCCCTGTGGTGAACGGGTCAGATACATCCATGAGACGCTCTTTGGTGAAGGCGGATGCGCCATGCGTAATGAAGCAGTCGCGCTCCATCTCGCCCACGCGCAGACCACCGTCACGCGCCCTGCCCTCACATGGCTGGCGGGTCAGGGACACAATAGGACCACGGCCACGAGAATGGCACTTATCAATCACCATGTGCTTCAGGCGCTGGTAATGGGTCGTCCCAATAAAGATCTCGACCTCCATCTGTTCGCCCGTCTGACCATTATACATGATCTCGTTGCCGTAGGGATGCATCCCAAGATTTGCCATATGAACTTTGAGATCCTCAATCCCGAGGTGGGAGTAGGGAGTGCCATCTCCCAGATTGCCCGTTTGCACACCTACGCGGCTATACATTGTCTCCAGCAACTGCGCGATCGTCATGCGGGACGGAATGGCGTGAGGATTCATAATGATATCAGGACGCAGACCCGAGGCGGTGAATGGCATATCGCACTCATCTAGAATCATACCGCACGTGCCCTTCTGACCAGCACGCGATGCAAACTTATCGCCAATCTGGGGGGTTCGCTCAGCAATCACACGGACCTTAACAAACGGGTACCCGTCCGAGTTCTTGTCCTGCCATACACCGTCAATACGTGCAGGCTCGGAATTCTTATGGGTTGTCGAGAGATCGCGATATAGGTATCCATGAGGATCCGACCGCAGATTCACCACCTTACCGATCACTACATCGTTCTCTTGGACCACCATATTCTTGATAGGAATACCTGTCTCTTGGACAGCATGGTAAGACGTATTCTTGAATGCCTTCGTATTCTCGTGACGGGGCTTGGAGAACCGCTCCTCGCGCCCGCTCGCTACGTTACGATGCTCCTCATCCTTGTAGACGGTGTAGTAGTATCCGCGCATGAACCCGCGCTTTAAGGAGCCGCGATTGAGAATGACTGAGTCCTCCTGGTTATAACCCGAGTAACAGGCGATGGCAACGATCGCATTGCATCCGCTCGGCATCTTGTGCATGTTCAGGATAGACATAATCTGGGTTTCTACGATCGGACGTTGGGGAGATGCCAAGAGGTAAGCATTCTTGTCCAGACGCTTGTGGTAGTTCGAGGCATATAAGGTCATGGCCTGCTTGGCCATAGCGGACTGGTAAGCATTACGAGGCGACTGATTATGGTTCGATAGGGGAATGATTGATGCCATGTGCCCGAGAATCATGTGAGGATGAATCTCGCAGTGCGTATGTGTTGGTCCCACCTCGGACGGAAACATCGCAATATGTGCAACCTCTGACTCGTTGGCATCAATGTAGGCTACACACTTAGGAATCCACTCAGCCCACGGTGTATCAGTGGGTGGCGAAGGTAGAACCTTACCATTCTCGACGCGGAATACGGCACGCACCAGCCGACCTGCGTCTGTCTCGATAATAATACGATTCTGGAGAACATTCCAAGCAATGGAGATATGGGGGTGAATACGACACGAATGCTTAGCGTCCTTGAGACGCCCATACACATCCTTTGGCTTGGATGTGTATGCGATGATCGTGCCATTCACGAGAATCGCAACAGGTCCATTTGAAAGAATATCAGTGATCCAGTCTACATCAGGAATTTCACGGAGGAAGTTGGTGACCACAAACGAAGGAACGTGGGTAGAGATAGTGGACATTAGGCTCATAGTCTTCACAATACCGACTGAATGGCCTTCTGGTGTCTCCACAGGACAGACGAAGCCCCACGATGAACCATTAAGTTTGCGAGGAGCCAGTAGCTTTCCCGACTTCTCTACGGGCGTCTGGATACGGCGAATGTGGGAGAGTGTTGCATTATAGGACAGACGATTCAAGACTTGGGAGACACCTGACTTGGTGGCATTTGAGAGGGAAGTGGACCCCGACGTTCCCAGTCCTTGGACGGTAAAGTTTCCAGTAGCGAGAGCCTGTTTCAACTTACCTTCGATCGACGAAACCTTCATGATCTTGTAGAGGTTCGACAGAACCAGAACATCTAGCGGCTTGCCCGAGCGCTTCCAGTTATCATTATTGATTTCGTGAACAAATTTGGACCGAATATCCTTGCACACCTTCTGGAACAGCTGGCGGAAGAGATGAGTGAGAAGAGACCCAGTGGTCACGACACGCTTATTGGGATAAGCGTCACGGTCATCTGAGGGCATACGTCCAGCGGCGGTGTCAAGAAGCTTTTTCACCATGCTAATAAGAATCTTGATCTTACGAGCAATAATCACCGAAGGTTCAAGTGTCTCTCCTGCTAGAGTGACATGAGGAAGGAATTCGGTAAGAAGAAGAGCGCGAACGTGTGGAGTCTTATCCTCAACCGCAGGAGGATACTGCAGGTGACGAGATAGATACTCGATCGCTTCCTGTTGAGTGAACACTCCAATGTCCGCACACTCCTTAAATGATGCCATCAGTGTATCCGTATCATCCACATTGAGCAGATCGCACACCTGCTTATCTGTCTCAATTCCAAGGCAGCGGAAGAACACCATCAGAGGAATATCTTCACGGAAGCGCGGAATACAGACTGAGAGAGGGTATCCAAGCCCGTTGAATTTGCTGGACATACGGATTTCCAGCTTCTTAGGGGGTAGGGTAAAGCTCTCGTGAAGCGACTTCATCTCTACGGAATGGGTATGCTTAGTTGTCGTCTTCTTGTTGAGGAATACCATGATACGATTATCGGCCACTTTCTCCTGTGACAGGATCACACGCTCACCGCCGTGAATGATGAAGTATCCAAGGGGGTCTTGGGGACACTCACCCATTTCCTCCATCGACATCGGGTAATCCTTGAGAACGCACAGGGAAGAACCCAGCATCACGGGTATCTTGCCCAGAGAAATACCCTCAAACATCTTAGTCTCCTCTTTGAACTCGGCGAGACCAGGACCGCTGTAGGAACGGACCTTCAGATGAATGTCCACAAACATCTGTGCAGCATACGTGAAGTTGCGGATACGGGCCTCGTGGGGAAGCATCTGCTTCAGACGACCAGTAGCCTCCTGGATGCGCGGCTTGAGGTAAGACACGTTGTCAAAGGATAGGCGAAACTCATACTTATACTTCTTCGTCGCCTCGTCCTGATCGTGCCATACCACTATGGGTGGAGTTGATCGCAGAATCAGGGGAATCTTGTTGCGGAGAAAGTCTTCGTAGGGTTCAATCTGCGACTCAGAGAAACGTGAAACTCCATTTTTGAAATATGCTCGAACTGCCTCCATGGTGTCGTATCTTGATACCAGCCTCCTCGCCGTAAGTTTTTATCCGTTTTGAGTAAGAAGGACTTGTATGCCTGCGTCAGACGGTCCCACTAAATACACAATCATTAAAGAGGGAAGTGATCCCGCGTTTAATGGTCAGGATGCTTCGACGCGCGTAGCAACTATCACAGCCCCTCGTCCTCCTATCGGAATGCCGAGCGGTCCTGGATTTGGAGGTCGCCGCCACCGTGTGCGTCGCTCCACCAAGACATTTCCTCGTGGCATTCTACGCAAGACGGCAAAGATAGTTCCGTCTAAGAACCCATCTAAGGCTCCTGCAACCCGTAAGCGTTCGGTAAAGTTGATGACAGAGAAGGGTCTAGAGAAGGCTCGTAAGACGGCTAAGACAAAGGCCGCGAAGATGGATATTACGCTAATACGTAAGAAGTTGATTGAGAAGAAGATTATTGGTGAGGAGAAGAAGAATGTTCCTCCGAGTGTTCTTCGCGTTTTGTATGCTGACTCGGTGGGAGCAGGCCTTCTTTCTTGATAGCTCAATATAATGACAAAAGCATGGGGTCCACTTGGTTGGGCAACCCTTCATACAATAGCAGCTCTTTACCCCGATTTTCCGTCCCAGTATGAACTGGAACTCCTAACTCGGTTTCTCACATCATTTACGAATACAATCTTGTGTCCAAGCTGTCTCCAGCATTTCAATGATATAATTGCCTTATATACTCAGAGGTATCCTGGATGGAAGAACACTCGTCGGACCGTCTGCGAGTTTGTCTTCCGTGCCCACAATACGGTGAACAAACGGACTCATAAAAAGGTATACACATTTGAAGAAAGCATTCTTGAACTTAAGGCTCTTTTTCCCGATTCTGAGACGGCTAAAGTAAGGCGGCAGCAGTATCTTGTGTATATCCGTAGTGACTGGATGAGAAATATGAGTCTTACAGGTATTTCAACTGCTCCAAAATTGAGGGAACTAAATACGATCGAAGAGGAATACTGGTCTAAACGTTCCTTTTTATGGTCAGATATTCAGGCATTTGGAGATCTAAATGTATCTCCCATCAATGAACAAGCATCATTACTTGCCTCGGGAGGATCAGTCATTCCTAAAATAACTATGCCTGCCTCAAGCGGATTTAAGCTTGGGAAGGTTGGAAAGATTGGACCGCTGTCATCTCTTCGGTAGCAACTGGAAGGGATATTCTCG